ATTGGCGCAAAAGGTTAGGAGTTAGGGATAAAATTGGCGGTAAAGCGAGGCGCCTTTGGCCGAGGATCCCCTTAACCAAAGGCGTCTTGCGTGAGCTATTGGTAGATCTGTAACATTTTTACACAAAAGGTTAGGAGTTAGGGGGTAAATATAGACCTCCTAACCCAACTCCTAACCCAACTCCTAACCCTCTTAAATTATTGATATTATTACTATTATTACTACTAAGGTTAGGAGTTAGGAGTTATATTAATAAATATTAGTTATATAGAAGAAATATAATAAAAATAAAAATAAAAATATATCTCTCTCGTATAAAAACTAATCTGGAGAACTCCTAACTCCTAACCTTGTAACCTTTTTTGGCTTATGTACTCTTAGTTAAAAGTGTGGTATAAACGAAGCTGTTGTGACTATAGTAGTGAAGCGCTAATGCCGGCTAAGAAAGGGGAGGGGCATCCGAAAGCTGGTGGGCGCCGCAAGGGCACACCAAATAAAGACAAGGCTGAGTTACTTGTTCTTATCCGCGCAGCCCGTGGAGTCCCAAACAACTATCACCCCGTCACACACCTCGCGCAGATCGCCAACGATAAAACCACAACCATGCAAATAAGGCAGCGAGCAGCTATCGAAGTTGCTCAGTACATTTCTCCAAGATTAAAAGCAATAGAGCACAGTGGGGAAATAAAAAACACAACGCTAATGGCAGCTTTAATGGAAGCAGTTAATGGCACCTGAACTTAACACTCAGGTATTAGCCGCTGTGGACAAGGCTCGAGTCAACCCTGTCTGGTTTTTCGAGACCATACTTAATGTCAAGCAAACAGAACTAGACACCAAGCGAGGGGACAACTGGAATTTGGACCCATGGCAGATCGAGCTAATAGAAGCTGTCGCAGACGTATGGCGAGCTAAAAATAACCTCCCCACGTTATACAACCACGACGGACTCAACAAAATAACTGTGAGGGCGATGCATGGGCCCGGCAAGACGTTTGGCGTCGCGGGGATTATGCACTGGTTCAATTTTGTTTTTAAAGGCCTGATCGTTTGTACAGCGCCAAAGGAAAAACAACTGCGCACACGGCTCTGGCCATCTTTCCGCAAGATCGCTGCACGTGCTGGCGCTCAATACTCCTCTTTATTGAAAATAGATGCCACCAAGATCGTCTGGTGCAACGACGAGGACTGGGTTGCCCACGCGGAGACAGCCAGATCACCTGAGAATATAGCAGGGTACCATGGTAGCCATATTTTATTTGTTGTAGACGAGGCCTCAGGTATCAAAGAGGAGCTGTTCCCAGCGATTGAGGGAGCAGTCTCAACGGGCATAATCTCTATTATAATCCTGATCGGCAATCCCACCAAAAACACAGGCACGTTTTATAATAGCCATTGCACTACCAAGGTCTCAAAAAACTATTATCAATTGCATGTGGATATTTCCAAAACCAAGCGTGTGTCTGCCTCCTGGATTAAGGAGATGGCGGAGAAATATGGCGAGGACAGCCCTGTTTATAAGATACGTTGCCTGGGCGAATTTGCGGACGTGGGCGAGAACCAACTTATAGCGTTGTCCTGGCTTGAGGACGCGAGGGGCGTCAATACGGGCGCCGACGGCTCAATGATGCGCAAGCGAATAACGATAGATGTTGCTGACGGTGGGTTAGACGAGACAGTCATGATTGTCTCTGAAATATATGATAGTAAAACGCGCTTTATGAAGATGAAACGTGCCTCCTACCCCAGTTCACGTGCTGTTATCTTAGCTGCTGATGCAGCGGAGAGGATGTGGGCAGCAGAAAACATGAATGTAGATCGCGGAGACCTATTTGTTGTGGACGGTCTGGGTGTAGGAGCAGGAACAGCAGGGGAGCTAATAGAACGTGGGTATCCTGTCGCCGTGTATAAAGGTGGCTCAACAGGCAGTGTCAACACCACTAAATACCGCTGCCTTCGAGTCAAGTCGTACTTTACCTTCCAACATGCTCTCAGAGCAGGGCAGATAGAGTACGACGAGGGCTTTTGTAGTGATATTGATTGGGAGGACTACTGCGCCCAGGCTTGCTCCATCAAAAAGACATTCGGCGGAGACAAGTACGAGGATTTACAGACGCGCGAGCAAATGAGGGCAGACGGTATTAAATCCCCCGACATGACGGACGCGTCCGTCATGAGATACTACGATGTAACCCCTACTTGGTTGTCGTCAAGATTTGAGCCTTGCCTTATTGGGCAAACTGCCAACGCCAGTTATGACGGCAGTTTAATATGAGCTGGTTTAATTTCAGGACTGCTCCAGCCGCTAAAAAAGAGCTGCCAAAAGGTGACACAGCAGCGTCAATAGACGCGCTGTTCTCTCCTACAACGTCCTATAAATACAATCCTGATTATCTACTGGGCAGAAAAGGCCATGCACTCTATCGCAAAATGATGCTGGATGAGCAGGTTAAAGCTGTTGTGCGGTTTAAACGAGATGCAATAACAAGCAGAGATTACTCGTTTGTTATTGCGAGAGAAGAATTGGGTGACGAAGAAGCAGATAGGAGAGTGCTAATTGTCACTAAGATGATGGAGTCTCTACGCGGCAGCTTTACTGATGCTCTCAACGGCATAATGTCTTCAATGTATCAGGGCTTTTCTCTCACTGAAAAGATATACGACACGTTTGAGTGTGAAGGCCTCACTTATTGGGGAGTTTGCGAGTATAAGTTAAGGCCATTCGACACATTTTATTTTTACACAGACAAGCATGGCAACATTGACCGTCTGACGCAACAAATCTCAGGAGAAGAAACAGATTTAGACATTACTAAGTTCGTTCACTTCGTACACAACCCCGAATACGACGAGCACTACGGACAGAGCGAGTTACGAGAGTGCTACCGCTCTTGGTTCAGCAAAGACATGGCATTATCCTTTTGGAACATTTGGCTTGAGCGAATGGCGTCAGGGTTCAAGTGGATAAGCCCAGGAGAAGGCACGACGCTTAAGAGGGGCACAACAGAGTTCGCGTCCTTGGAGAGAGTCCTAACTAATTCAGTTAATGGCGCGGGCATGATACTGCCAGCAGGAGCGCAGCTTCACATTGAGTATCCTCCGCCCAATGTGGCATATAAAGAGGCAATTGAAGACCACGATTTTTCTATCGCTAGAGCATTATTGGTGCCCAATCTTATGGGCATAACCCCATCGGGCAACACGGGCAGCTATTCGCAAAGTCAAACACAACTTGAGGCGTTTATATGGACATTACGTGCAGATGCCTCACGCTTAGAAGAGGCTATTAATGAGCAGATAATGAGGCCTTTAGGAAGGATTAATTTTGGCGACGATCTGTGGCCACGGTTTAAATTCGAGCCCCTATCATCTTCTGAGATGATTAGGCTAGTCACCTTATGGGGTGAGCTTGTTAATCAAGATGTGGTTGTCAGGACAGAGGCGGACGAAGCACACATTAGAATGTTATTGGGTATGCCCGCCAAGGCCGAAGACGAAGACGAAGACGAAGACGAAGACGAAGACGAAGACGAAGACGAAGACGAAGACGAAGCCGAGGCCGAGGCGTCTAATCCGCAGTTCACCGTGAGAAAAGCGTTGCAGCGAGTCGACATCAAAGTTATTGAGAGGTCATTGGACGCTATCGAAGAAGAATACGCTAACACCACTGCGTTAGCGTTTTTCGATTCCATACAAGAGCCGCTGAGGGAAATAAGGAGTGTACAGACAGCAGAGGAGCTAGTGAGACGCAAAGGCGTCAAGATCAACGGGACTAAGATCAATAAAGTCATTAATATCGCCCTCCGTGAGGCGTGGGACTTGGGCATAAAGCATTCCCAGATAGAGATAGATAAAGCTAAGGGCGTTAATTTTAGCCGATCAGTTAACCAAGATCGAGTCAAGTTTATCTCGCAAGACTTTTTTAAAATTCGCTCGTTTAAAGCAGCGGGTAAGCTAACGGCGGACGCTGAGGCGAAGATAGAGCAGATTATTCTACAGGCTGCAAAAGCAGGTAAGACTAGCGAGGAAGTGGAGAAGCTAATATACGCTGCTTTTGCTAGAGATGGATTATTGCCTTCACAGATAAAAGAGCTGTTAGGTGACGCACTGGACGTGGCGGGGGTAGGCAACGTCCAGGCCAGAATCAATACAATGATTCGCACGAATACCACAGAGGCTATAAATGAAGCTCGATATAGTTATTTCACTGACCCTGACTTGGATGGCTTTGTTGAGGCTTTTGAGTATTCCGCGGTTATCGACGGCAGGACTACTGCTATTTGTAACCACTTGGACGGCCAAGTGCATCCAGCAAATTCAACAGTTTGGGATCAATACAGGCCGCCTAACCATTTTAATTGCAGGTCTATTTTAATCCCTGTAACAGCTATTGATGTTTGGGAAAGCTCTGACGAGCCCACTGTCAGCCCACAAGAGGGATTTTCATGAAGAAATTAAAGGCAGAAATATTAAGAATTGGAACGTGGAATGGTATTAAGATTACGCCAGAACACATCGCCTCCGCTGTTAGAAACTTTAGTAGTCCTGTCCCGCTAAAGTTTGGGCACAACAAAAAGCAAAAGATTACCGACGGATTACCCGCACTGGGATGGGTGACGAAAGTATGGGAAAGCAACGGTGTACTGATGGCACAACTGTCAGACGTGCCCTCTATTGTTTTTAACGCGATAAAAGCAAAGCTATATCGTAGCGTCTCAATCGAAGGCAGCATCTCAAAAAGCAAAGGATTAGCTCTGAAGGCTTTAGCATTGATCGGCGCAGAATTACCCGCTGTTGAGACGCTACAGGATTTACAGACGTTCCTTGCAAAAAGCAACATCGATAACTCTAAGGCATGGTCTAAGGAGCTTGTTATTTTTTCTATTCAATCTATAAATTTAGGAGAAGATCGTATGACACTTGAAGAGTTAACTACGCAGTTAGCTGAGTTAAAAGTGAAATTCTCGGCACAGGAGCAAGCGTCTAAAGTCAAAGCAGATGCGGACGCAGGCACAATTAAAACCTTACAAGACAAAATAAACTCAAGTGCTAAAGAAAAAACAGCGTTGGAGTTTACCCGCAAGAAAGAGGAGGTGACAGCTGATCTGGAGTCTTTGACTAAAAGCCAAGTAATCACTCCGGCACAGCGGGACAAGTTCATCGCCGAGTTTACGCCAGAAACATCAGACCGCGTCATGTTCGCGCTCGATGTTATTAAAGATGGCGTGTCTAAGGAGCTTTTGCCAAAGGGCAGCACCGCGCGGTCTAAGTCTAAACAGGATTGCGAGGAAGACACGCTGGCTCCGGACGCCAGCGTTCATGCAAAAGCAGTCGCTTTTGCAGCAGAGAATAAATCCACCTACAGTGAAGCTGTAAATGTGGTGCTTTCTCTTAACCCAAAACTGGCTCGCGCTTACGCTGACCAGAACGACCAGGGGGCATAAACCATGTCAACAGTAATTCCAATCAGATCAGTGGGTGCAGACTTAGTTCCGTTTCAATACCGAGCAATATCAATTGCCGGAACGTTGGCAACTGGGCCATTGAATGCCGTCGGCTTGTCCCAAACTCGTGTTAGCTCGGGCGAAGACGGCTCAGCGATGGTGATGGGCAGAGGCCGGTTTATTGCTGGGGGCGCTATTCCAGCGGGTGGGCGCATAAAAGTGTCTCCAGGTGGCTTTATGACCTCGGCGACGTCAGGCGACACGTCCTGCGGTTTTTGTGAAATAACGGTAACGAGCGGCAGCGTTGGGCGGGGTCTTGTTAACCTTGTATCTCAAACGTACCACGTCTCGTCTAACGGCTAATAGGAGGACTTTGTAATGGGTGCAACAGCAAGAGATTTACACGTAAATAAGGTTCTGTCCCAAATGGCTATCGGGTATCGCCCCGCTGGTTTTATTGCGGACATGATCTTTCCAGCGGTGACTGTTGATAAACAGTCTGATATTTATATCGAGCATGATAGAGGCCGCAAGTTACGCCGTCAAGATACACGTCGATCGCCCGGCACAGAAGCACATGCTATTGACATCGACACAGGCTCGGCGACGTACTATTGTCGTAACTACGCGCTCAAACACGCAGTGACGATTGAGGACAAGGCTAACGCCGACCCCGCGTATGTGCAAACGGTTCTTAATGGCCGTGTCGAGTTAATTCTCGATGATCTGCTATTAGATCGTGAAATGCGTGTCGCGCAATTGGTCAATAACGTCTCAAATGTGGGTAGTTCTTCAGCGGTGTCTTCAGCTTGGGACGGCGATGGTCATGTGCTGTTAGACATTAACGAAGCAGTTGACAATGTCAGGTATTCCAACGGAATGGCTCCAAATATCGCAATTATGGGTCAAGAAGCATGGGATTCTGCCAGACGTGATGTGGTCGTTCGTAATTTGATTTTTGGCACCAACAACGGTGGCGGCTATCCCAGTGAGGCACAGTTTGCAGATTTGATCGGTGTGCCTAAATTGCTCGTCGCAGGCAGTTTTGTTAACACAGCAGGCGACGGACAAGAGGAGTCTATTTCAACTGTGTGGGGAGACAATGTGTTTGTTGGTTACGTTGCTCCAAACCCAACACGCGATAGACCTTCTTTCGGTTACGAGTTCCGTTGGGCTTCGCCAGGCTTGCCAAACATGCAAGTGGAACGACACCCTTACGATTCTCGCAAACATGCAGAGGAGATTGAGGTGGGCTATTACTCAGATGAGAAAGTCACCGGCAAATCTTATGGCTTCTTAATTGCAGCTGTAAATAGCTCGACGTAAACCATGCCCTTGAGAGGAGTAAACCTCCTCTCTTTTTTTTTAAGGAGAGATGTAAATGAGCAGATTGAATAACAGCTTAGTGCCATGTTCAAACGATAAGAATAGAGCCAAAATCCTGGCAGAGAGGGGCAAGGCGAAGAAAGCTAAACCTCAAACTAAACCTTCAAAAGGATAACTACATGTTACTGAAAACCGCACCGCGTACCGAATTCAAGTTACAGATCACAATGCATTGTGGCGGAATGCCCTTTGACGGCGGGACACTTGCTGAAAAAAGCCTTGGAGGCAGCGAGACAGCCGCCGCTTGTGTCGCCTTGGAGTTAGCAAAGCAAGGCCACGCCGTCACAGTGTTTACGTCGATTACAACGTCGTCGCAGTGCGGTGGCGTAAGATATATTCCGATGGGTACTATGACCGATCAGTGCCCAATGGGGGAGGATTTTCATAGTTACTCGTTAGCCACTCCTGTTGACGTTATGATAATCCAGCGTCACCCACTCGCTTTCCGTTTCCCGTGGGCTAGCAAGATCAATTTATGGTGGCTACACGACTTAGCCACGCCCGATTTAAAAGACACTGTAACGGCTATGATGTTCAATATAACCGGTATATTAGCAGTTAGTGAGTGGCATAGGGAGCAGATAATTGACACGTGGGAACTCAATCCTCTCATTGTAACTGCCATACAAAACGGCGTGAACGGGGATTTATACCACCCCGACTATTCGCATAAGATTTTGTGCCCTTCTGGGGATTTGAAAATGATCTACTCCTCGCGTCCTGAGCGCGGGTTGGAAAATTTAGTGGGCGATGATGGGATAATGGAAAGGCTGCTAACCAAGCACCCGGACGCACATCTTTATGTGTGTAACTACGACAATGTTACGCCGAGAATGGAGGGTTATTACAGGTACTTAAACGACCGTTGCGAGGAACTTAGTAATGTAACGGTGTTAGGAAATCTGACCAAAACCAAGCTCGCTCAAGCTCAGATTGAGTGTGATTTGTGTGTCTACCCCACCGCGTTTGAAGAGACCTCTTGCATAACAGCGATGGAGTGCATGTCTGCACTCTTACCCTTCCTTTCAAGCGACACAGGTGCACTTAAAGAGACTTGCAAAGACTCGGGCGCAGTGTTGATTCCATTGCTGCCAAATGACGAGCATTACCGCGGCATGGAAATCAGAATAAAGGGCAAAATAGACATTGATGCATTCACAGACAAGATTGCAACGTGGGCTTTAGACACCAATCTAGCTGATAAACAGCTAGCAGCGTCAAGTAAATTCCCATGGGTTGTAGCCGCCTCATTACTATTAAACCACATATCGCTATTGTTTAAGATCAGCAGTGATAGCTCCCCCGCTATTGCTTTGGATATGTTACGCAAGAGCGACATATACGCCCTCCGTGGTTTTATTGGTGACGCGTCCGACACCAGCGGTAGAATCATAGAGTCCATAAAGCAGGAAGTGAAAGAATGTTATAGCTTTATGGATGGTGGATACACGAAACATTACGCAGATTATTACGATTACGAACTGAAAAGGGGTGTAAATTATGGCGAAGAAATTTTGGATGGCAGCCCTCGTTTTGAGTTCGTGGCTGATCTCATCAGTAGTTTGCCCGATCAAAGCACTGTACTTGACTACGGTTGCGCACATGGTCACTATACGATTAATTTGGCGCTTCGATTTCCGAAAATACAATTCATCGGTGTCGATATCACTCCGTCAAACGTCGAAAAGGCAAGGCGATGGTCAGCAGCTAAGTCCGTACCCAATGTCGAATTTAGAGCCGGAGAAATTGTCTCAGGTAAGCTCAATTTCAAGCAAGACGCTTCACTAGCAGCAGTTATCGCCGCCGAGGTCTTAGAGCATTTGGAGAGTCCAGCAAATGTAGCGGATGCTCTGTCTAACTATTTATCCGACGACGGCATTATGATAATCACTACGCCTTATGGATCGTGGGAAGCGCAAGGCTACGAAGAGCATTGGCCGTGGCGGGCACATGTCCACCACTTAGACCGGAGTGACTTACACGCCCTCTACAGCCACCACAAAAACTTTAGTATAACCACCGTCCCAGCAGGTCAGGACGTCGCAGGAGAGCCGCTGGGCAGTTACGTTACGATATACGGCAAGGAGACAGAACCGTCCGGCGAAGTGGACTACGCGAGAAAGTTTGCCGTGGTGTCGCCGAGGCAAACAGTATCTTTGTGCATGATTGTCAAAGACGAAGCCAAAGACATTGTGCGCTGTCTTGACTCTGCTAAGAACGCTGTAGATGAGATTATTGTCGGCCTTGATGAGACTACTACTGACGACACAGGGAGGCTGATTAGAGAGTTCTGCGCGAAGGCGAGAATACCTTGTGAGATATACTTAACAAAGTCGCCAATGGAAGTTGGGTTTGACGCCGCTAGAAACGTTAACATAGATAAGGCCGAGGGGGACTGGATTCTATGGCTTGACGCAGATGAGATTTTGCAGGGTGGGAGCAATTTAGCTAAGTATCTCAGGCGTAACCAGTTCGCTGGATACGCCATCGCGCAGCACCATTTTTCTATGCAGCCCCTCGGCGTTTTAAAAACTGACTACCCTGTGAGGATTTTTCGGAATTTTGAGAACATCCAATTCTTTGGAGTTGTCCACGAGCATCCCGAGAAAAAGTTAAACGAGGGTGTTGGCCACGCTATTAATTTGCCTGACGTTCAAATAGGGCATTACGGCTACACCGACGAGGCTGTGCGAAGGGCACGATTCGACAGGAATTTAGAGCTAATGCTACGCGACAGGGAAAAGCACCCCGAAAGAGAGTTAGGTAAGTTCCTGTGGATGCGAGATTTGGCTCAGATGTGCGGCTATGACCTTGAACGCAATGGCGGCCGGATAACCGATGAGATAGTGGCCAGAGCTGTCCGCGGGGTAGAACTTTTTCGGGATCTGTTGAAGCCTTCGACCATTCGCATGGCTGTTGACGGCTTAGAGTTTTACAGCAAGCTATCGCAGATACTTGGTGGCGGGTTTGATTTTAAAGCAGAGATAGAATCCCATTGGGTCGAGGGTCATTTTAATGACACGAAACATTTGAGCGATTTAATCAATTTATTAATCAATGATAGGATGAAAAAACATGGGCGATCAAAGCAAATCAGATAGCAAGATTTTAGAGGATTTTAGACGCAACAACATCGCTCTGAAGGGAGAGTGGGAATTTAAAATCACTCGTGCCAACGGCGATGTGGAAATCAATAGAGTAGCTAACACGTTATCCAGCGCAGGCTTGAATAAACTAGCGCAACTTGGTGTCACTAATAGCAACTCAGCTTTCTTATACCTTGCTGTAGGTACGCAATCAGAAGCCTCCAGCCTTGGCTCGGTGCAAGCGGGGATGGGAGAAGTGTCTCGTAAGATGGGTGCGACAATCACAACCTCTAAAGAGTTTATGATATTGGTTGCTACTTGGGCTGGCGCTGCTGACGGCGTGACCTCATTAGATCTACGCACAGCGAGTGCAGTCAATCACGCCACCTCGGGGTCTGGAGAGCACCTGAACTTTGTCAATTCCGTCTCGACGACTCTGGCAGACAGCGACTTTTTGAGAATTCAAATGGACGTTAGAGTTGGGTCGCACGATCTGTAGTTGCCATGACGCCCGTAGCCATAAAAGTAGGCAGCTCCCTGGCGCAAAAGATACCTGCAGGTAAAGTTTTGCTGAGGGAGGGCAGCTATTTAGTGAGATCTGGGGTAGTCTGCGCGATAACGATGGGCGAAAAGGAGAGCAGTTGTGTCGTTTTCGCTGGCGATGTTATTTTCATTCCTTACGGGTTTTATCTTTATGCTGTTGTAAGCGCTGAAATCATTGGGTGCGCCCCTGTAAAGCAGCAGTACGATACTTTCATAGCAGACCAGATGGACTTCGTGTCCATTATCAAGCGTGACCAGGCGATCAACAACGTGTATTGGTTTCTCCGCCGAATGGCGACCAGAGGAGAAGGAAAGAGCTTTAAAATTAATCGCACCCATGTTGCGACAGCGCTCAGCATGTCCCGTGAATGGGTTTGTAAAGCAGTAACTAAATTAGTCTCAAGGGGCACAATCCAGCACAATGAAGACGACAACACTTATAGAGTAGGAGTTTAACATGACGAAATTGTTATTATTATTAATTGTCAGCATTGCGTTTTCCACGCCTGTGGCGGCTCATTTACAATACGGTGTCGCGTCCAATTTTGGGAGAGAAGACAGACCAATGAAAAGCAACACCACCAATGAAAATATTGGACGCGTTATGGTGGGGACAGTGTGCGGTGAGTTTGTCAGGTCAACTCTTTTTGGAAGATATAAATATTACGCAGTAACCAATGCAGAGGGATTGGAGGGCCACGTGATATGTCGCGAGATCGAGCATGAGCATTTCCCCGCCTATCTCCAGAGAGTCCCTGGGCTCATAGAGTTTGAGGATTTTGTATCTGCTGTCGATTCCGACCGACAAAATAGAGGCGGCATCTATCGGGATGATTTTGGCGTAGATATAGAAAATAAGACAGGTGATGGGAGTGGCGCAAACATTGGCTGGACAGGCGCTGGCGAATCTCTGACTTATGATATTGATGTTGGGTCGCTTGGATATTATCTAATTAGAGTTAGGTACGCAAGAGAAGACCATGAAAACCCCATAAATATAGACGTTTTCGTTGACGGAATAAAAGTGCTTAACGTGGGCGAGGAACTGAAGCCGACAGGCGGGTGGGATGTTTGGAATATCTACAGAATTGGCGGCATATTGCTCGCTGAAGGTAGGCATGAAATACGCATTGACATAATTAGTGGCCATGTCAACCTCGATTGGTTTGACATGGTAGATGATAATGGGTTGATTACAATTACAGTTATGGCAATCTCATAAATGACAATAGTTGTCGTAAACCAGGCAGGTGGCGCAGACTTTACAGACTTACAGACTGCTATCGATGCAGCGCCTGCAACTCTTACAGAGATATACGAAATTCGGCTGGAGCCTGGAGATTACAACGGAGACATTGTTGTTCCTGCGCGATCTGGGGAATCGGTTAATAACTATATTAAAATAACGCACACACCAGGGAATCACGCGACTGGGTTTGGTCTTGGCACACACATAACAAGCAGCGACGGCGGACACACAAACACGATAAACGGAAACTTTGTGGTTTACGAAGGTATCTCAATAACGAACGCGAGTATATCTGGAAACTCAGACGAGGCATTTAGATTGCTGGGCACTGAATTATTGCTGCAACGTTGTTTTGTTGATGCAGAAAACGAAATTAGGCAGCAAGACGCTGTATATTTTGGTGGACCTGGAGACCAGGCTGTAACGCTAAGCAACTGCGCGATACGCGGATTTTCAAGATCTAGTGTAAATATTCAGCGACGATCGAAAACTATTGCGTCAATATACGATCTTGATCTGTTCCACAACACATTTATTGATAATGGCATACAAGCGACAAACGAAGATGACTGCGGTGGCGTCTCTATCGATGTAACGAGAAACCCAAGTGCAAACCTCCCAATAAGCGCGGTAGTGGCTAACATTAACGCTTACAATAATATTGTAATCAACACGCAAGGATTTAACACAAGAGCTAACGCAGATACTACGATTGATGTGTTAGCTATGGAGTGGCGCAACCTATCTGGCGCAGACTCGAACGAAGAGCTTGCTACTTACAATTGGACAGGCGGCGGCAATGTTTCTGGTCAAGACGATTCGGCACAAGATAAATTTGGCGTAGCAGATAATTTTGTAAACATTGGTTTAGTCGATACAGCGCCGGTTTCAGGTGAAAATGTTTTTGTTACAGACATTGCAGCAAATGACTATTCGATCGCAGGGGAAAATGCAAACACAATAACGCAAAACGGTATAAGCATCCCGACTCCAGCAGACCCGCGCGTTGAATTGGCTGTTGACATATTGGGCAATGTTCGCTCTGCCATCGGCACGATAGGGGCGTTTCAGTTTGGCACGTCACCGGTACCGGTCGAGACGGTGAGAGGTCTAACTAGCTTTGTCTCCCTTTCTGATAGTCCTGAATCGCAGAGACACTATTCGTATTTGGCGCGCAATACATTGGTGGCGCTTGACGCCAGCGGAATTGCTAGGTACGCGACAAGTAAAGCATCGAGTATATTAGGAGTCACTGACACACACTTGGCGTCGACAGTGCGCCAAGTGTCAACCGCCAGTGCCCTACGCGTCTCCGACGTTCTAAACGCAGCAGCGTATCAATCTATCCTGCGCATGTTTACTGACACGGTGCTATTAGCCACTACAGGCACCGCCTCCAGGGGGCGCGAGCAGCTATTGGCTGAGTCGGTAGACATGGAAGGAGGTGTAGACGTTGCCAGGAAACATGCGCAATTATTAATTGAGTCGGTGGACATGGCCGCGCTAGTTAATGACCAAAGGTTCTTTTTTAGAGCGCAATCTAGCGCTCTGTCTGTTTTCGATTCAACAATATCAGAATTAGCTGCCCGTGTTGTTGAATTGTTTTTGCTAGATGGGTTGGCTACAGTAGATCGTCTGACCGTTGATCGTGATTACTTCAAGTCGATATTATCCTCCGCCTCACTTGGGGATAGCGTCGGAAGCGGAGTCACTCTATCTAATATTATTGAGCGCGCGTTATCGGATCTTGCTTCCATATCGGATAACGCACAGGTAGACAGGGAGCTAATGGTCAATTTGGTCAGCGATGTCAGATTACTCGACACGACAACGAGAGTGCTATTGCTGCAAAAAGTTATTAGCGACAACGCTCTAATTGACGATAACGTTTTAATAGATAAGCAATTTATTAGATCCATGCTCGCCAGTGTTGTAATAACAGACGCCATCACTCACCAATTAAAGATCGTCACGCTATTATCCGACAGCGCGGCGGTCGTTGACGCAGTGAGCGGCGCGGCAACATTACTCCATGCGAGAGCCTTGGTGGATGCTCTCGGCGTATCCGACTCAGTGGCTCTCGACATTGTCGGATTCTTAATTGAGCTAGGTGTCATTATTGTTGACGTAGAGCACCACACGACGATCACAGGAGTAAGATGATTATGTTAAGTAGGCGCTTTCTGATAGGCGACACGGTAACATTTACATGGATAAACAGTAGCGCTCCAAGCATGGCTCCGAGCATTGAGATATACACAGGCAGCGAAACAGTGGTAGACGTAGGAGCGATGGTACAGAGTGGTACAGGGCGAGGACACTTCTATCACTTCTTTGACACTACAAGTCTTGACTCAGGGTACTATGTTGGGGAAATGATAGGCACATCGGGTGGCAATCCTTTTAAGAGACGCGTTAGGGTGAGACTGCACACAGGGGGCGTTGACTAATGGCCAGATATATTAAATGGGATGATGTTGTTCTTCGTTACAGGCAATTCAGCGATATTGTTGACGATGCGGACGCTGAAGAGGTTTATATCGCTCCCGCCGAGGCGATGGTAGACGCACTGCTTGCAAAGTCGTACGCCGTTCCCTTTAGCGCATCTAATTTGATTGTCAAAGATTTGGCAATCAATGTGGCCTTTGCTAAATCACAGATGTTCAAAGACACCGAAAAAGCCACCGCCATCATGGGGCATGTTAGCTCAATCACTCACATGCTCAATATGGGCATGATGGTCATGGTTGATAGTGGAGGTGTAGTGGTAGAACAGAGCGTGTCCAACGTGTGGGCTGAGACAGAAGACTATACTCCGGTGTTTGGCATGGGAGACATTACTGATTTTACTGTGGATTCATCCCGCCTATTTGATGAGGGGACAGAGCGTGAGTAAAGTAAAAATGACCCTTAGCCCATCCTTAGCTAAGATGAATAAGAAGCTAGTAAAGGCGATGAAGCGTGTAACTAAATTCACTATAATGAATAAAAAAATATCCATTATATTAGACAGGTTTGTTCAGCGCAACTTTAGATCGCAGGGGGGGCTGGTAGGAAACTGGCGTAAATTAAAGCTAGGTGGGCGGTGGGTAGGCACTAAAAAGACAAGACGATTTGACACAACAGCCAAGATATTGCAGGACACTGGGCGGCTAAGGAACAGCTTCTTGCCCTTTTCGAACAGGAAGCTGGCAGGCATTGGCTCTGATCTGCCCTACTCCAAATCGCATGAATTCGGCGTGGGGGCGTTACCCATCCGAAGAATGCTGCCTCGCCGTCGGGAAGTCATCGGAGACGTCATAAAGATCGCTGAGCTACAAACAGGTATAGAACTGAAGAAGGCGAGGGTCAAATGATAGATGCATCAGTTATAGTAACAGCGCTACGCAAGCAGCTTAATAGCAGCGCTACTATTGTCTCTGAAGGCATTACGGTGGAGCAAGGCGAGTACGTTAATTTTGACCCAGACCGCTGCCCGTGGGTGGGATGCTATAAATCTAAAATTAGTTATGCGCCGTTATCTCTGGGCAGGCATAGCACAAGCTGGGACGCGACTGTAGAACTGAAGATTGTGATACAAGCATCCCATGGCAACAGTGGACAAGAGTGTGACGCGCGGCTGTCTAGCTACGAGACGCTGGTGTTGGACGCAGTGTGGTCTAACCCTACTATTGGCGGCAATGTAGATGTGATAGAGGGCATGGTCGTAGAGTACTCGTACAATGAAACGGAGTCGGAGAGTTTATTTTTCCAGCAGGCAATTATAACATTAACGACAGAGGTGCAAACAGGATGAGCAAATTTATAGAGATGGTGTGGAAAGGGCCTAATGGCTTTGTTCCGAAGTTAGGCAGAATTATGGCGGCGGGAGACACATTTACAACCTCCACGCCGGAGTATTTTTCAAAAACAGCAACGCTCGCGGCTAAGAAGACAAAATCACCTAAGGAGGAGAATTAAATGGCTTATGGTCAAAATTCAAATATAGCATTGGGGTTCCAGAATTCCTTTGGAACATCTTTAACTAATTCTCTTTATTTCATCCCCCATTTGAGCGATGGCGTGGGTTTAGACATACCCCCCTTAGTAGATGAGTCAATGCGTGGAATAAACGACGAGGGGGACACTTACGAAGGCCCAAAATCGGTTGGCGGCGACATTGAGTCCCGCGCGCAAGCGATCCCATTTGGTGTGCTTTGTAAGGCAATGATGGGAGACCCTGTCACAGTTAATTCTGGAGGCATTTACACGCACACATTCAAACCTGTAACAACCGACTTTGACATTAAGTCTGCTAACGTACCCGTGACTTATTATCAGTATTTAGACACGGGGTCAGCTCAACTACACTACGATCTTGTTGCCACAACATTCGAGATTGGGATTGCTCAAGGTGAACTACTCCGAGCTAAGGTGGGCTTTGTCGGAGGAAAGTTTATGCAAAGAGCCCCTCTATCTCCGGTTTACCCGACAGGGAAGCGGTTTGCCTGGAACGTCACTAGCTTATCGGTTGGCGGAGCAGCTAAGTCCGAACAAATGGATTTGACCATTACGCTCGACGATTCGATCGAGGCCATGCACACTCTGAGCGGCTCTAAGTTTCCTGACCGTGTTAAGCGCAGTGGGTTTCGTACTGTCACGGTGGCGGGCACATTGAAGTTTGATAACCAAGATGAATATCAGCAGTTCATATCCCAATCAGAGCGGGAACTAGTAGTCAACTTTGAGGGAGTTACTGAAATCCAGTCAGGCTATAACGAAGCAATACGAATAACGGTGCCTAATATGCGGTACAGTGATCTAAAGCCCGTCGCCGGAGGTGTTGGCCTCATCGAAGTATCTTTCACAGCGATGGGTAAGTACAACACAAGCAGCGGTACCTCGCTGGAAGTAACAGTAGTTAATACACAAGCAGCGTACTAAGGAGACCCAAATGTCTAAATTTACGCCAACAGTGGCTTTCACCACGGAATTTGATGGTGACATAGTGTCAATGAGGCTACGCAGATTCAAGAAACGCGAGGTGATGACGCTGTCTCCTTATTTTATGGCCAATGACGACGGCAATCTAACGATGTCCTTTGAGAACCACACGAAGTTTGAGGAGGTTGTTAGCAGCTTACTACCAAAAAACGTAATGGATTTTTCGGGGCTAGTGGACGAAAACGGAGTGCCCATCTCTTTTAAAGACATGCTGGATGAAGCGTACTTTACCGAGTTAGCCACAGCAATACTCAAAGAGATGTTTTTGATCTCAAGGCCATCTGATGGTGAAACAAAAAACTTAGGTCAGCCGCCAGCAGAGTCGCTGCCGGAGTAGAGATACGTGAGGATTCTCTTGTGTGCGGGTTCCCTTGCTCTGTGTGGATAGATTTGTTCCTTCACAGCCACAATCGGACGAGTCAGGGGGCGCTGTTTGTTGCTTGGCCGGACGGCGAATCCTTACTGGAACAGGAAACGGCGTTGCTTTTGTGTTTTGGGACTATAAGAGAATTCATTAAATGAAAAATGAGATTCAAATTGTGTTCACCTCGAAAGACCTGACAGGGAGGGGGCTTGGCTCCCTGTCGAAAGGCCTTGGCAATCTACGCCGTAACGTATCAACGCTGGCGATTGGCTTCGCAGCTCTGGGTACAGGAGCTGCCGTCGCTATTGGGGCTCTAAGTAAAAGTGTTATTACTGCCGGAAGCTCGATGGAGCAGCTTAAAATACGACTCGAAGTGATGCTGGGCAGTGTCAGCGAGGGCAATAGGCTTTTTGACGAGATGGCGGAATTTGCAAGCAGAGTACCGTTTGAATTCGAGGAAGTAATGCAATCCGCCACACAGCTCACGGGGATAATGAAAGGCGGAGTGGATGAGGTTGCAGAATGGATACCTTTAATCGGTGACCTCGCCGCGACAACAGGGCTTAGCCTCCAGCAGACAACTGAACAAGTCCAGCGGATGCTATCTGCTGGCGCAAATTCCGCTGATTTATTTCGTGAGCGAGGCGTATTGGCTATGCTTGGTTTTGAGGCAGGAGTTAAAATTTCCGTAGAAGAAACACGGGAGGTTTTGCTCAACGCGTGGAATTCTCCAGTGAGCAAATTCAGAGGAGCGACAGCCAAGCTAGCGGATAGTTGGGTTGGTCTGATGTCAATGATGTCAGATAGGTGGCTGGCAATGAAAATAACGCTGTCTGACGCTGGGTTACTCGATTTTTTCAAGGCCGTTGGACAAACAATACTTGAAAGCATGGGAGTTGCGCTGGACACAACAAGGGACAATGCAGATGCTTGGGTGAGCATGTTTATTCGAGGCTTCCGGTCCATTGCCCTCGGCGTAGGTGGGCTTGTAGACGCCCTCCGCGTCCCTGTTAATTTTATCTTAGATAGCGCCAGCAGAATGTGGGCAAGTTTTACCTCACTCCCTGGGTGGGCACAGCAAGTAGGCATCATTGGGGCATTAATTGGCGGAGTGAAAGGCGCTTCGATACTAGCACTCGTATTAACTGCAATCGACCAGCTAAGGACCACGGCGGAGTGGTGGTCAGCGTATCAAAATGGAAACATAGGGTTTGTTGAGTGGATGACGACAGGCAATGTTGAGTCCAAGAAAAAATTGGATGAAATGAAGGTTGCGACAATTGGTGTGTTGTCTATTGCTGACATAGCCCAAAGGCAAGCAACGAATCAAGGTGGGCTAATAGGTGAAATTCTCGTTGGGGACGGGACTGCCGCGGATGGGGCTAGGAGTGCCCTATCCGAAACAGAGAGGCAGATTAAGGGATTGCTCGCTCTACTCAACGCGGACAGCGGAGCAATCCCCAAAAATTTGTTTGGGGCGAATACTGAGGATTTTGGCACAGCGAAAACAGCAGTCAACGATTACTTCAATAACATCCTCGAAAATATGAGATCTATTAAAGAAGAAAGAGAAGCTTCTTCTAGTGACCCGGGGCGATCGCTTGGAGCTGGCGGCGAGGGGGCAATTGGGGGAGGAGGAGGAGGAGGAGGAGGAGGAGGAGGGAAGGAGCAAAGTACGCTGTTCGGTCAGGAATTCCAGGCTCAGCTTGCAAGGGACATCGAAGCAACGTACGAGGCTCAAACCCTATATTTTGCGAGCGAGAAAGAACTGGCTGATTTATGGCGAGAAACGGCACTGTTAGACTTAGAAGAGTTCAACGGATTAAGAGAACTGTCAGAAACAGAATACTTGGAAAGAAAAGCGCTAATTGAAGAAGAGCACAACATTAGAATCGCTAAGACAAGGCACGGATCCTTGCAAGGATCTCTGGATTTCAGCGAAGCAATCCGTAAAAAAGACCTTGCAGGGGCGCTAACACACGGGGCAACTATGCTTAAACAATCGCAAGGCATGGGGCGAGCATTTTTCTCTCTGCAAAAAGGGCTTGCTCTCGCTCAAGCTGCCGTTTCCCTCCCCGCCGCTATTATAGATTCTTTCAGAAATGGAGGCGGGTATCCTTGGGGGCTAATCCCAGCTGCGTTAATGGCCATTGCCGGAGCCGCCCAAATATCAAATATCAGAGGGACTTCATTCGGCCAAGCCCACGCAGGGCTAACTAACTTGGGCGAGGACTCTACTTTCTTTTTGAAGAGAGGCGAGCGAGTTATCGCTCCTGAACAAAACAGGGATTTGACTCAATTCCTGTCGGGCGGAGGAAATAGTGGCGGCACTGGAGATGGAGGGCTGACTATAGGTGAGGTCAACATAAGTGTGGATTTACCAAATGCCACACTAGAAGACATGAGCAGCTCTGAGCTACAGGAACTGCTGGCATCTAAATTTATCCCGGCGCTAGACGCGCTGTCCAATCAAGGGATACGATTGGACGACTTCAACAGGGAGGAGCAGCGGTGAGTTTTGAATTAACCGACGGTACCGAAGTGGTCTCTCTAAATCCTGAGTATGATTATAGAGTGAAGGGCAAAAAGATGGAAAGCCAGCACAGAACTCGATCTGGAGCAAGATTTGTTTACCTGTGGGGGGACTACAACGAGGTTTCTTTTGGTGTAATGTTTATCAACAGTGCGGACAAAACAGTTATTAATAGTTGGTGGGCTGGAAACGACGAACTTGTGCTGAGAGATAACAGCGGTACAGTCGTTGTGTCTGGTCAACTTGTCAATAGGACTACGCCTATTGACAAAATCATAAAACCTTATGATGATTTGTTCAAGGGTAAAATACAGTTGAGTACATATTGATGGCGGTGTCAGTCTCAAGTTGGTTTTTTGAGCAAACGCTCCTAAACTCGGCTGCCCCCATAAGACAATTTACTATGGGCAATTCTGACTACTCTGACTTTGTTCTACGATGGCCATCTTTTAGAGTAACTTGGGATCAAGTTCGCGCTGTCAAAGTTAGATTGAGCGTTGCTAATGACGAGTCTCATTTTAATTTCTTGCAGCAAAACAAACTCAACATGCGAAACCCCTGCTCATTGAAGATGGGGTATCAAACAGACAGCGGAACGCGGGAGATGATTGACGTTTTCAATGGCACCGTTGAGAATTTTAGTAGCTCTAATGGAGTCATGAGGCTTAGCCTCGCTGATAAATTTAAAGCATTACAGGAACAAGTAATTGGAACATCGGACGAGCCTGTTGTCTTTTCAGGTGGGACGTTTTTGGGCTCAGACATAGCATGGGCAATTGTAAC